ACTTTATTATAAATATTATCTAAATTATATTCCCCATTATCTAAAAATGATTCATCAACAAACTGTTTAAACTTATTTATAACTCTATTAATACTCGGAGTTCCATTTGCAGGTGTAAATAACTGAACTCTTTTCTGTGGAAAATCAACCTTTTCATAAAGTTTTCTTTTTACAATAAAAAATTCAACATCAATTCTATCCATAGGAATATCAAACTGTTTAGAATAAAACTGTTTATACAATAATAACTGATTAGATTTATTCTTATCTGCTTTCATGTATTTATTCCACCCCATTGTGGAAGTCTTAATATCTATAATCTTTATTCTATCTCTAACAGTATCCTTTATGACTAAATCAAGATACCCAACAAACTTTATATTCTTTGGTAATTTATAATCCAAAGGAATTTCTACACCTAAAAGTTCATAACCACTTTTACTAAAATATTGACCTCTACGTTTTTTAACCCAATCTAATATTATTACACCATGATTATAAAATTCACTCATTTCTTCCTGAGTGCATTGTGGTTCTTCCCATTCTTTAAAGTTCTCTTTCATTCTTTCTACCAACATAGAATTCAAATCTAAATTGTCAGCAGCTTTAATAGTTTCTGTATACATAACCGTTAAGTATTTCTGTAATACTTCATGCATTGATGTTCCAAATAACGTATGAATATTACCTGTAAACTCTCTAAGGTTATCTATATAATTTAGCTTCCACTTATGTGGACAGGAAGACCATTGAGAAAATTGACTGTAGCTAACTACTTTCATTTACCCCATTTACCATTTATTACAATTCGTGCTATAATTCCATAAACAGATAAATCTGCAAATGCATCTTCTACTGGTTCAGCTTGACCTTCTGAATCTCTACGAATAATTAAATTAACTAATCTATTTACTTTATCATTAATTCTAACAGTTAAAGCAGTAAGTGCTAATTTAACTTCCTTTTCATTTCTCAATTCAGTTCCCATAGAAATATTATGAGGACCATAATCGTGTTGCTTTACTGCAAATAATTCATATTGCTCCCGTTGTATCCTTTTGAATTCGTCCATCATTGTAGGATATTCTTTTTCCATTATAGAAGTAACATCCAAGTTATCTTCTTTATTATTTCCATATGGTTGTTTATTTTTGGCTTCTTTTATCATCTTTGTCTTAGCCATTTTACACTCCTTCTATTTTATCTATTATTTCATACTCTAAACACTGTTTTGCCGTTAAATACAAATCTGTTTTTGTTTTTTCAGCCCAATACTCTCTAGATTTAGCAGATACGTCTGATAATATTTTATTAATAGTTTCATGTAATTCTTTTAAATGATCCGAAGATTTAAGAATATCAGAAACCTTTCCTTCTTCAAAAATAGAACCTTCATGAATCATTACAGTAGCATTTTCAGACATACTTCTATCTCCAGTTCCACATGCTAAAATTACAGCTGCTGCCGACATAGCTGCTCCATAACAACGTGTATTTACTTTAACATCAAATGATTGCATAAAATCAATAATTCCTAACATAGAATAAACATCTCCCCCATAAGATGATAATATTAAATTTATAGGTTTATCTGAATTTACTCTTTTGCACACTTCAAATCTAGAACTTACATATCTAACATCAGTAATGTCTAATGAATCTGATAAGTAGACTACATTATTATGTAAATCTAAACCATAATCTAATTCTTTATACATTAATTGCAACTCTTTATTATTCATACTTTCTCCTTACTCGCTTATCTAAATAATACACATAAATGTGCTTTGATGGTAATTTTTTTACAAAGATATTAGGGTCTCCCGCATCATACCTTCTCTTAATTTCTCTACTATATGGACGTTTTCGTTGATTTAAGGAACGTGAATGCATTTCCTTTCCATCTACCATTAAAATACTGCCCTTTCCAGTCTTTCCTTTGTATATGAAATTTGAAGCTTTATAAATCACTCCACTATGTCCATGATGAGGATCTGCAAATGATACTATAACTTGAATATCTGTATTTTTCTTTAACCATTTTAATGTCTGTCCTATAAAATAACTTTCTGTATTTGTTGGAGTATCATCAATACATACTAACCTTCTAAGTTCATATATTCTAAGTGGATCATCAGGATTATACTTTTTAGCCGTTGCTGGCATTGAAGGCCATGCATACATCATAGCACCTATCATAGTTGGTAAACCAAAATTCCCTTCTTTATATAACCCAAAACAATTAGTACTTTGAACTCCATTTACATTTTGAGAATAATGATACTTTTCAATAAATGGTGCAATAGATCTACGAAGAACTTCTTCTACCGTAAAATCTCTAACTTTCATCGCAAATTAAGTTTCTTATATTCCTTAGGATCCACACCATAACTTTGTATTAGGGTTAAAAGATCTTGTTTACCTTGCTCTGAAAGATAATATATCTCTAAATAAGATATTGCTTCAGACTCACTTATTTCAAAGTGTTTTGCAACAAGATCTATTACCCATTGTTCATGATTCATATTCTTCTTTCCTTTTACATATTTTAAAAATTGATTTCTTCTTGGTAAAATATCTCTATAAACTCGATATAATTCTTTTGAACTTAATGGATATTTTTGAACTTCATTAACTACTTCTATCCAATCACTCTTCATAGATAAAAACCGATTAATCATATAGTTCGACCAACTTTTTACTTCATAATCTTCATAATCTTCAAGTCGTTCCTTCTGACTCGTCAGTAGATCCTTTGTCCACAACCACGGTGCTTTCTTTTTTACGGAAGATCGCTTCCCACCTTTTACCCCACTCATCTACAGATATACCTCTTCTAATTTTATCACCTTTACCAGCTTCACTAACTCTCTTTTCCTTTTTAGGTTTTGATTCATTCTTTTTCTTCGACATCTAATCCACTACCTCTCAAAAACATTTCAGGAATTTCTCCACATGCATTACAAGTATAAACTTGTACAGGAGCAATTATATCTTCCCCAGTAGGTGATACTAATTTTGATATTGATTTTAAAATAAATGATGTAGTAAATATATGCCCTTCACAATTATCACATTTAAGAGTTGTAGCATTAGATATATCTACTTGCACCTGCTGTCGTTGTTGATCAGATAATTTCATCTATTAACCTATATTTTAAACAAGTGTTAGCATCCCATAGTAAATCATGTTTCAATATTTCATCTAACTTTCTCATTGGAACTTTTGTATACTCTTTATATACATTTTTAATAGTTTCCATCATTAAATCTAAATTCTTTTTCTCATCTTCTATTTCAGAATATTTTCCCCACAATGATGAAGATAATTGATGAATCAACATATAAGAATTTCTACTCATAAATCGCTTCCCACCAACTACTGAAATAAATGTTGCTGCACTCGCACTAAATCCATCTACATAAGTTTCAACAGGAACTTTACATCTTAATATCGTATCCATTGATGAAATACCAGCGGTAATTGAACCACCACCTGAATTTATGAGTATTTTAATTGAAGGTGGATTTATATCTAAATTATTTGCAAGGGTTAAACTTTTAGATTCCAACTCACTTACCTTTTTATTGAGTTCTACTGCACTTTCTCTATTCACACTAGCATAATAATAAATCTTGTTTTCGTGAACTGCTATATGTTTTTCTTCTGGTTTTGGTTTTTGTACTAATTTTTGTGGGGCTTTCTTTTCACCCCAATATTTTTCGTCCATTATTTTATTACTCCCAATAGTTCAATTAACATAGCCATAGCATTGATCTCCTTATCAACTACCTGACTATCACTTAGTTCATACTTAGCAATTACTAAAATACATTCTGCTACATGACCCTTTCCATAACTATCTACTTCATCATATAATAATCTAAATAAATCAGCGAAATCTGTAACTTTGGAGTCTGCTACTAACTGTCTTATATTTTTAAATGCACTTTTTTTATCTTGAGTCTCTAATATTTCTAATAACTTTAACTTATAATCATTCTCTACAATACTCTGTTTATCAACCGTTAACTTACCATCAATAGACTGTCGTTGTGCAGAATTTATAACTCGTCTAATATCAGGATATCCAGAATTTACTAATATTTTCAAATCATCTAACTCATAAACCACATCTTCCTCTGCGAGTATTTGAACCATTCTTTGTGCAACTTCTGACCTAGAAGGTGGTATTATTTGAAAAGGCTGACACCTACTTTGAATTGGATCTATAATTCGTTCAACAAAATTACAAGTCAAAATAAATCGAGCATGCTTCGAAAATGTCTCCATAAGATTACGAAGAGCAGCTTGAGAATGTGGACTTATATAGTCTACCTCATCTAAAATAATAATTTTCATAGGTTTAAAACTAACTGTAGAAGCAAAGTTTCTAACTTTAGGTATCAACTCATCAACTTTTCTTACATCAGATGCGTTAATATATAGATAATCACATTCTACTTGTTTCATTAGTATTTTTGCGAGAGTGGTCTTACCTGTACCAGCCTTCCCATAGAACAAAAGGTGTGGTAAGTCGCCACTCTCTATATAAACCGACACTTTACTTTTGAGATGATCGTTCCCAATGTATGTGTCGAGAGAGGATGGCCGATATTTTTCTACCCATAATGTATTACTCGTCATAAAATCCTTTTTCGTGTACTTCGTGTTTAATAACTTCTGCTTTATTGATAGCTTCCTTTGGATAAGGTAACTGAGGATGTTTCAAGTTAGTAATAAATAGTTTCTTTTCTTTTCTACTACCAAGAAAAAATAAATATCTATGTTTTTCTGCTTCTTTCTTTAACCAAAATGTATGTCCAATTCGATTTTTTAGATGTTCAGCATTACTACTACCATACATAGAGTAAACAGTTCTACTATGAATCCATTCACCATCTTCTTCTATTTTCAAACTAAACGTAGGAGCCATTTGAATATCTCCACATCCTTGATACAACCAATTGGTTGCTTGATATATTTTTCCAGTATGATTCTGCTCTGGATCGGCATATGAAATCAATACCTTTACATCTGGTGCATTTTTCTTTAACCATTTAAATGATTGTGAAATAACAAACGATTCTATATTTTTTCCATAATCATCATAAATAACTAACCGAGTTAGTTCCAATATATTCTTAGTAGTAAGTTCTAAGTCCTCTTTAAATATTGAACCTAGAACTCTTCTACCTATTGGATATCCGTAAGCAATACATCCAATAAGTTTTTCTTCTTTCTCATCAAAAAACTTATGTTCATTATCAGATTGATAAAATATACCTATTGGATATCTACAAGAAGATAATCTACCACTATAGTGATTCTTCTCTATAAACTTTCTAGCTATTGGTTTTGAAACTAATCTTAGTGATACTTTTGAAGTATCAACATACTCTTCCATTAGTCAACATCAGTAATTGCAACTAAATAATAAGTAGCATCATATTCATCTACTTTAAAATTTATACGTGCCAATCCTTGTTCACTAATTTCAAGTACTGCACTTTCACATTCTTTATTGGCTACTAATACATCCTTAAATAAATCAGCATTAAAAGAAACTTTTTTCATATCAACATAAGTTTCTGTTTTTACTGGAATTGTAACTCTATTTGTATTTATCTTTGAATACCCAATAACTAATTTAACTACATCATTATCTGTTATCACAGTAAAACTATCCGTATCTGATAATGCAGATTTTCCAGCTATAAATTTCTGAATAAAAGTATTATCAACTTTTACCTGTAATCCAAATTCTGGAAGATCTTTTAGTGATGGGGGATTATTAATAACCGATAAATCTGATAACATATAGTTAACTGTAGCATTAGAATCATCTACTTTTAATGCAATAGCCTTATCTCCAGCCTTCATCAAGTTTAATTCAACATCATCTGATAAAACTCCTAAAAGCTTAACCATTTGTTCTGTATCATAAACTCCAAGACTAATGTCTTCAAAAGACCATCCATTCATTGATAGTTCACCTAAAAGTGATTTGTCTCCAGTCATAAATCTAGTCTGTAACTTTTTCTTACCACTGTTCAAAATGACTGAATTGACATTACCACCTAAATGATATTTATCAATAAACCGAGTCAATTTATGTTTTTCCATTTTCATTCTCCTTATTATTATAACCTATATATACATATATATAAGTGAGTTTGTTCAAAATTAAAAGAATCTTTCTATAGTCTTACTAGCATCAGTTGGTTCTCCCCAATCCATGGTATCGTAAAACATAGTTATTTTTTTCTTTAATGATTTACTATAAATTTTATCATAATCAACACTTTCTCTTATAAACGACAAAATTTCTATAGGGTCTTCATGACCTTTGTACGCTAAAGTTTCCAATCCATATTGATTCTTTTTTAAATACACCCATTTTATTTTACTTATATTTTCTATCTTACTATACTTCTTATCTCTCTTAAAATGTTTCAATAAATCATTGTATGCAAGTGCAGCTTTAACGTGAACTGGAGTTCCTTTATAATATCTTGAAAACATAGAAGTATTTTGTTCATCTGCTTGCAAATATTTACTCATACCTTTTACTGTAGTAGGTGTTGCTATTTCATCTATATCCATAGTTTTCATTTTATCTTTAAAATTTAATATTCTTTCATCAATTTTTTCCTTTGGAACATCCGATAATATATCTTCTAAAACTTCTTTAAGTATTAGTCTAAGAGCTGTAGGGAAATTGCTTCTAACTGTATCTATTCCCTTCATTAATATTTTATTAACCTTAACTCCATTATCACTAATAATTTTCATTCCATATCTTTTCTTAACAATAAACAATCCAGATCTCGCTATAATTTCTTGCTTAAT